GTGACGTTCTTGGAAACCCAAAGGCGGTTTTCAACAGCAGCAGCATCAGCGCACCCACTGTGCGCGATTATGAGCTTTACGCTGGCGGCCTGTACACTAATTTGCCAGAGGTGTGGATTGATTACCAATACCGCCCAGAACCAGCCATATTCCCGCCATATTTTGTACGCCTGTTAAAGATGGCACTGGCGGCAGAATTTGCCGAGCCGGTCACAGACCAAATCAGTAAGGCTGATTACTACCACGCCAAGGCGTATGGATCACCTAGCGAGAACATGCGTGGCGGTTTGGTGCGTGTGGCAATCAATATTGACGGCGCAGACAAGCCGTCACAGAACATCCAAGAGTTCCCGATTTCAGACATAAGGTACTAGCATGAGCCGCATCATTCAAATCCAGAATGATTTCACCAGCGGTGAGCTAGACCCAAAGCTCCGGGCACGTACTGATATTGCGCAGTACAAGTCTGGCCTGACCACTGCGCGAAATGTCAGCATCCAGCCACAGGGCGGTGCAAAGCGGCGTGACGGCACTAAGTACATTGCCGCGCTCGACAGCGGCGCAGCAGACGCTGTGCGGATGGTATCGTTTGAGTTTAGTGTCAGCGACAGCTACATGCTGGTATTCACGCCCGGCAAAATGTATGTGTTTAAGAACGGCGCACAGATCACCGACATCAACGGCAGTGGCAACGACTACTTAACCATAGCCAGTGTGACTTCCGCTATTATCCCAGAGATGAATTGGGTGCAGTCTGCCGACACGGTAATCGTGGTGCATGAGGATCTGCCGCCGACCAAGATTGTTCGCGGTGCAACTGACAGCGACTGGACGGCCAGTGTAATTGAGTTCACGCACGTTCCGCTGTATGCGTTTGTTCTGGATTACCACAACCCGCAATTTACCATCACGCCATCAGCGATAAGCGGTAACATCACTTTGACCGCGTCCAGCACAACCACCGAAACTGGCAGCGCACAAGCTGGTTCTGCCAGCACCATAACGCTAAAAGCATCCTCGCCATATAGCGATGATGAGCCTAACGGCATGTTCATCACAATAACCTCTGGCACTGGCTCCGGCCAAACCCGGCACGTTGAGGACTATGTTGCATCAACAAAAGTGCTGACAGTCTTCCCAGACTGGGACACCGCGCCTGACGCCACATCAAACTATGAGGTGAAAGCGTTTGCTGAGTCTGCGGTTGGCGAGTATATGACGGTTGATAACGGCTTTGGCCGCGCGCGTTATGTCGAGTTTGTCAGCGCAACGGTAATGAGAGCATACGTTGAAATACCGTTTTTCGACACCAGCGGCATTGTGGCCGGAGATTGGAACAGCGAACACGGCTATGAGGAGGTCTGGTCTGCGACTAGGGGTTATCCCCGGTCGGTCACATTCCACGAAGGCCGTTTGTATTTTGGCGGCACGAAGGGGCGACCATCAACGCTGTACGGCTCAAGGGTTAATGACTTTTTCAATTTCAACCCCGGCGAGGCTTTGGCCGATGATGGCGTTGAGGCCACGCTGGACACTGGCACATTCAACGCCATTGTCGATATTTTCTCAGGCCGTCACTTACAGGTCTTTACGACCGGCGCAGAGTTTTATGTGCCGCAAGCCCTTGAGGAGCCTATCACGCCATCGACATTGCTTGTTAAAAAGCAAACTGGCTTTGGAATGAAGCCCGGCATTCGGTTGCAAAACGTGGACGGCTCAACCCTGTTTATTCAACGGCAGGGCAAGGCGTTGCAAGAGTTTGTGTTTAGCGACACGGTCGCGGCCTACACATCTGCCAAGATATCTTTGCTGTCATCGCATTTGCTCAAAAGCCCAGAGGAGATGGCGGTGCGCGTGGCAACGTCAACCGATGAGGGCGACCGGCTGATGATCGTCAATGGCGATGATGGCAGCATTGCGTGTTATACATTGCTGCGCAGCCAAAACGTGATTGCGCCGACTGAGTGGACGACAGACGGGTTGTTTTTAAATATCGGCGTTGACGTTGATGACATCTATGTGACGGTCAAGCGCACTATAAATGGTGTTGACGTTTACTATGTAGAACTGTTTGACCAAGATGTGTTGCTCGACAGCGCGTTGGTTGGCGGCGCGGCAAGCTCTGTAAATGTGACGCACCTACAAGCCGAAAGCATCAAGATTGTCAGGGACGGCATTATTGAGTCTGACCAGACTGTACCGGGATCACCTTACACTGTTACATTCTCCACAGCGGCGTCTAGCAGCTATCAGGTCGGGCTTAACTTTACTCCAGAGGTAAAGACACTGCCGGTCGAGCCAAACCTCGCCAGCGGCTCTCTCAAGGGCTTTAAGAAGCGAATCTTTGAGATCAACGCAGAAATCTTTGAAACACAGGCGATGACGATTGACGGCAAAGAAATCCCATTCCGCAAATTTGGCGAAAATGTGTTCGGCAGTGCTGTCGGTGAATTTACCGGCATTAAGACGCTACACAGCATTTTGGGTTATAGTTATGACGGGCAGATCACAATTGGCCAAGAGGTACCACTAAAGATGACACTACTTGGCATCGACTACAAAGTAAGTGTGGGGCAATAAGATGGCGGCAGTAACGGCAGCACAAGTTGGGATGGGCCTTGCCGGTGGCAGTGCATTCATGCAGTACAGGGCGGGGCAGACACAGGCTAAAGGTCTTGCCGCACAGGCTGGTTATGCCCGTATGCAATCTAGGCAAGAGTCGATTAAGTACAAGCAACAGGCTGTGGCTGTCCTCGACAACATCTTGATGACATCAGCCGAAACCACAGCCAGAGCGGCTGCGGGAGGCGTGGACCCGTTTAGTGGAAGTGCTGGCGACAATTTGAGGCTGGCAATGGCAAAGGGCGCACAAGAGCTTTACACAGTCAAGGACAACGCTGTTATCTCATTGGCCGCCGGTGGAATGCAAGCGGATCAATACTTACTGCAAGGACGCGCAGCCAAGCAAGCTGGATTTGCCGCAGCCATTGGAACACTAGGCCAAGGCTACATGACAGGGAAGGCGATTAGATAATGGCTAAGTTACCTAGATACAGGGCGCTTGGCGTCACCCCTTCTAGTCTGCCCGGCGTTAACTTTGCGGCCACTGGCCAAGCGCAAGCGCGTGTCGCGCAGACAATAGCCAGCAGCCTAGATCGCATGTCCAGCTTTGCGTTCCGCGAGGCAGAGGTACAGGCCCAAATAGAGGGCGCAGAGTATGGTGCTGGCAATGCGCCTACGCCGCAGCAATTAATTGACGCGCAAACGCCGGAAGAGCGCGAGGAGTTGATGCCGGGCGGCAAGGGTACGGTATATGACCGCGCTGCTAGAAAAGCTGCACTTTCCGCTGTGTCGTCAGACTTGGAAATTTCAGCGCGGAATCAGATTTCGGCGTTGCGCCTTGCCGCCGCCGAGAGCGAAATGCCAACGGCAAAACTGCAACAGCAGATTGATTCTGTAATTAACGGCTACAGCGGGGCAATGTACGACATCAGCCCGGCGTATGCCCGGCCTCTCCGCGCTGGCATATCTACGGTTGGCAACAGCGCATTGGTGGCGCACTCCAATAAAATTGCAGAAATCAGGGCAAAAGAGGACAAGGTCAAGGCCATAAGATCAATCGACACCATTATCTCAAATGTGGCTGATTTTGTGGCTATTGGCGAGGTGCCGGGTGGCGTTTCAATAAATGATGTTTTGACTGTAGAGCGCAACAAAATTTTTAATGCTGCCGCTGATTCGCTTGACCCAACTTTGGCAAAGCAAATGCTGGACAAGTTTGACGATGCTGTGGACAACGCGTTTGTGGGTGAGGTGCGCGACTGGGTCGTTGAAAGCCCAAATGCACACAGACTTGAGCTAATGATGGGCAAAGTCGAGGACCCAAGGATCAAAAGCATTGTTGGCAACATGACATCGGAGCAAATGCGCGAGGCTGTTGACGCCTCTTTTGATGTGACAAGCCGAGAGCTTGGCCTTGAGGCGTCTTTGGACAGTAAGTTGGCTAGGGTACGGCAAGAGAAATCCATTGGTTTGCGCGGAGACATAGCGACTGAAATGGCGTTTCCCGGCAGAACCGGCCAAGACGTTGAGGCGTTGCTTGACCAGTTGGAATTAATTGACCGAGAGGCTGCGTTGACAATGCGCTCTGCTGTTTACTCTAGCGCGGCGGCAAACAACCCAGACGCCATCATTGGGCTGGACAGGCTGGAGGCGGCAGGGCAAATGACGCACGAGGCTTTGATGAACGCCCTTGATAATCACGACATTACAATGGACGAGTATAGGAAACGGTACGGCAAACTGGACGCATTAAAAGATGAGGACTATGCCGAGGCTGTGACAATATTGAGGAACGCCATCCAACCAGAGGCTTCCCCTCTTTTCCCGTCAGCAGCCGAAAAAGAGCGCATCAAGCAAATTGGCAAAATTCAAAACGAGCTTATTCTAGCCAAGCGCAGGGACCCCGGTCTTGACCCGATTGCTTGGATTGAGAATAAGCTCAAAACACTTGAGCCAGCAGGGGCCAGTCCAGAGCAAATTAAGGCGGCTCAAGATCTTGTTGATGCGTGGGGCAGACAAAACGGCCTTGACGGCGGCAGCGTTGATGAGATCAGGGACGGCCTTTATGCAACAAGGGACGAGTCTGACAGGCTTGGGTGGATGACCCGTAATGCCAAAATTATTGAAGCAATCAAGACTTTGGAGGATTCGCAGTAATGAAGCCGCTTGAAGA